CTTCGACCGGCAGCTTGTTGATCGTCGCGGTGTCGGTGTCCTTGTGCGCGATCGTCCCGGTGATCAGGAAGCGCATCGACGGGTCGCTGACCGCGATGTATTGGTAGACGACCGTGTTGGCGTTCACCTCCTGGTCGTTGCCGGCAATCCGCACCCGGAACTGGAACTGCACCACGTCCTCGCCATCCGCCGGCGTGAAGGCGGGGTCGGCCTCGGCGTGGGCGATACCGGGATAGATGCCCGTCTGCAGCGCGGTGTGCGAGCCCTGGCCGGCGGACAGCCAGAAGGTGCCGCCGCCGAACGCTCCCGACGTCGGGCGGATCCACAGCCAGTGCACCGGCTGGCGGAAGATCAGGTCCTGGCCCGTGCCGTTGCCGGTGTAGGTGCCGGCGTGCACGATGAACGTGCCGATCGGTGGAGCCAGGCCGCGCTTCGCCCAGGGCGTGCGCGGATAGGGCGTGTTGTGCGGACCGGTCCCGAGGTTCAGGTTCGCGCTCGGGTCGGTGCCCAGGGCCTCCTGCTCGTCGTCGCGGTAGTCGCACGTGGTGAACTTGCCCACGAGCTCGACGCTGGCGTTCAGCGAGGCGATCGTCGCCGCGGTCGCGTCCGCCGCCTTGGTGTGCCGGAGGATCACCGGCGTGACGTCCTCGAAGGGGTCCTCGTCCTCCGCTGTCTCGGTCGAGTAGATCAGCGAGTTGCCGCCCAGGGAGGCTGACTGCGTCACCGCGGTGTCGACCGCGCCGGCTCCGTTGATGTTGTAGCCCAGCGAGCCGCTCGGCGCGCCGCCGCGCTTGCTGTAGGCCTGCACCTGGATGGCGGTCGCGCCGTAGCCGGCGGCCCCCGGATCGTTGTCGACCACCTGGGTGCTGTCGGTGTCGACCTGGACGAGCGCGCCGCTGGTGCTCGAGGTGAGCTCCGCCGGCACGAAGCCGAACGCATTCTGCGCGAGCACGCGCACGTTGCCGGTCCAGCCCGCGCCGGCGTTGAACTCGGTGGGCCGGATCAGCGCGATCTTGGTGCCGTTGAGGAAGTCCTTGCTGACGTAGAAGTCGCCGCCCTTCCGCGGCCAGTTGGCGGCGGACCAGTCGTCGATATCGAGCTCGAGGTCGTTGGGGTTCTGCCCAGGCGCGCCGACGCTGCTGTTGACGATCGCGGTCGGGCCCGACGGCGTGGCTCCGGAGTAGACCTGCTCGCCGTTCAGATAGAGCCGGAACACCCCGCCCGCGCCGACCTTGTAGACGATATCGACCTTGCACCAGACGTCGTGGCTCGCCAGGCCGTTCCACACCTCGAGCTCGAAGCCCGAGATCACCGTCACCAGGGAGAGCACCGAGCTCGAGTTGCTCGAGAAGATGGCAATGCCCCCGCTCGCGGTGACGCCGAGCACGTGCCCGACACCGGCCGACGGCGTGGTCGAGTAGCGCCAGAAGTTGCTGGTCGCGGTCGGCAGCTTCCGCAGCCGGATGTAGAGCCGGTCCCACTGCTCCTTGACGTCGAACGGGGTCGCGCCGGACGACGTCGGAGCCAGCGAGTAGGTGGCGCTCGTCTGCCCGCGCACCGCCAGGCCGCGGCCGCCGACGTGCCGGCTCGCATCGGTGATGCAATACTCGCCGACGTTGCCCACCGCTGCGCCGCGGCCAGGGGTTTCGAAGCCTTCCAGGAACAGCTTGGCCGGGGTCGCCGCCCACGAGGGCACGCCCGCCTCGTCGTTGCCCACGTTCGCGTTGGGCATGTAGACGAACTTCGCGATCCAGTAGTAGCGGACCGTCGTGCCGCCGATGCCCAGGAAGCCCCCTGTGTGCCTCGAGAACGTGTGCACGTCCGTCGGGAAGGGTTTACTGGGGGAGCTCGGCCAGTCGGTGTAGGAGTAGGGCGGCAGGTGCGCCCCTGGGGACGCCAGGCCGATCCACGGCGCGTCGTAGTCGATGGACGCCCCGCCCTCGGGTGGACCTGGCACGTAGGGCGGCAGGTTCACCCCGTCGGGGTATTGCGCGTTGAGCTCGGCGACCCGCTCGGCATCGTCCAGGACGATGTAGAAGGTCAGGTTCTGGACTCTGTTCGCGTCGAAGATTGCCACCGCGCCCCCGCCTCTGAGAAAGGCGGGCCGCCGGCGGGGTTGCCAGCTGACAACCACCTGTTGTCAGCCGCCCCCGGCGGCCCTATTGAACGGACCCCGCTAGTCGTTCAGCGGGTCGGCCTCGACGGCCTGGTCGAGCCGTGCCGTGGCGGCCGCGGTGGTCGGCGGGTCGCTATTCGGCACGGTGGGGAACGCACCCACGCCGGCGCGCAGGTCGCGCGTAGCGCGGTTCGATCGCCGGATCGCTTCGTTGGCACCCGTGGTGTGCAGCTGCGCCCCGCGGGGTGCCGGGCGCATCCAACGAACCGAGTAGTCCTCTTCGAACTCCAGCTGGAACACGTCGCCGGGACGCCGGCGCGCGTGCGCGTAGTAGCCCAGCTGCGTGGCCTGGACGATGCGCTTGCTGGGGGTGCGCTTCGGGCCCTCGGCCCGATCGCTGTCCGGCAAGTCGTTGTTGGGACCGCGACCCACGCGCACGGTGTCGCTCTTCGCCGGGCCGATCGGCGGTGCCGGCGAGGTGCGACCCTCGCGCGGTGACGCCTCCGGCGGGAGCCGGCCGGCTTCGACGTCGCGGTGGTCGACGATCGTCTGGTGGTTGATGGGCAGCTGGTCGTTGTCGACGTCGTCGTCGCTGCCGCCGGCGGCCGCTTCCGCGGCTTCGCCTTCAGCCTGGGCGCGCTGCGCTGCCTTCTCGTCGGCGCGCCGGCGCTCCGCGGCCGTGCGCGTGTCGCGCTCGTCGCGGGTCGTGGCCTGCCGCTTGTTGCCTTTTTTCGCCATGGTGCTGATCTCCTCGAGCTCTCACAAGTGAACGGTTGAAACGGTGGCGAGCGCGGACTCGGGTTAGACCGAGTAGCCGCGCGCGTAAGCCGTCGGCACCGACTGCGAGCTCATCTGAGCCGGCTGCAGTGCCGCGGTCACCGTCGCCGTCGGCGAGGTGCCCGTCATGGTGTATTTGAGCCCGAGGTAGCGCTTGGTGACGCGACCCGGATCGACGGACACCTCGTGGACCTTGCCGGCCGCGACGGCCGACTGCGATCCGCTCGAGCCGATCACATCGCTCGAGCTCAGGTCTGCGTTGGCCGACTGGACCACCTCGATGGTGATCGCCGGCGTGGTGCCGCCCATGGCGACGTCGAAGCCGACCGCGAAGCGGAGCGGCGTGCCCGTGCCGATATCCCGCTTCGGGGTGGTGTTCCCCAGGTCGATCGTGTTGGTGCTAAGGATCGCCGAGGTGCCGGTCAGCGCCTGCGCGTCCGACACGGTCAACAGAGCATCAATGAACATCGTGAACTCCTCCGCAAAAAGTTGCTGTCGCTGCCGCTTTCTGACCCGCTCGAGAGAGGGTCGAAAAGCCTACGTGACGCGCGCCTCGGTGTTGAGGATCGAGTCCACACGACGGATCGGCGTGGTGCCGAACATGAGCGTCGGCTTGCCCTCGACGTTCTCGTAGGTCGTGCCGCCGCCGGCGCTGACGTCGCTGCGCTCCTGCTTCCGCAGGTAGCGGCGCACGCGCCGGTTCATGTAGAACACCTTGCGCCCGAGCTCGTTGGGGATCATCTCCTCGGCCGCTTCCATAGCGTCGATCAGATCCGCCGGCGAGCCGCCCGCCAGGTCGCTGACGTCGATGTTCGCGATCCGGATCACGTAGCGCCAGTCCTTGACGACCAGGCCCGCCTTCCACTGGTAGCGCTCCTGGAACGCGCGCATGCGGTTGCCGGCCACGCCGGCGGTCACCTCGACGGTCACCTCGCCGAAGTCGTCGTGCACGATGCCGGCCTTCGAGCCGTTGGGGAAGATGCCGTGCGCGGTCTGCTCACCCCAGGCGACGAGCCAGATCGAGGTGTTGTCCGAGCCGCTGCCGCCGGCGTCGATGATGTTCTCGCCGCTCGCCACGCCGGTGATCGCCGAGTAGCGCGGCGCGAAGCCGGTGAACTCCTCGAGCGCGATCCCGACGTTGCCGTAGAACAGCGTCGACGCCATCTCCTGGTTCATGGCTTCCAGGAACGCGCTCGCCTCGGAGAGCCGGAAGGCGCTCGCGTTGCCGTTCAGCAGCACCAGGTCCTTGTCCACCTCGGACCAGGCCTCGAGCATGCCGCTCTGCTCGTCGACCTGCGCCGTCGAGCTCTTGCTGGGCGGGATGCCCTGGTTGATCATGCGCCAGTAGACCGTCGGCAGGCCCGTGCGGATCGTCACGCGGTGCCCGGTCGGCAGGTTGCCCTCGCGCCACTGCATGTCCTCGAGCACCTCGTTGCTCTGCTTGAGCATCTCGATGATCACGGGGACCTTCCCGTTGGGATCCAGGCGCTTCGCCCAGTCCAACAGCGTCAGCACTCCAGTCGAAAGTGTTGCCATTTACGCTCTCCAGTGATGGGCGATCTAGGTCTTGTCGGCGGCGCGCGAGTCGGCGTGGTCGTAGAGCACCGCAGCCTTGTCGGCGGCGGTGACGGCACCCGTGCTACTGCGGTGGCCGGCAGGCCCTGCGTCTTCACCCATCAATCGGCCCAGGTCGGCCAGGAACGACACGACCTGGATGTGATTGCCGGATCCCCCTCGGGCGAGGAAATTGTTGAACGCGTCACGCATCGGGTGACCGACAGGACGCACCTTGTCGATCGCCAGCTTCGCGAGGCGCTGCGTCTCCGCGAGCTTGTCGCCGCCGTAGGTTTTGTCGGCCTTCGTTTCGTTGGCCCACGCATCGCTCTGGACCTTGATCCGCGCGAGCGTGTCTTCGAGGAAGGCCTGCGCCTCCTCCTGCGACATATCCTGCGTGCGGGCAACCGTCTCCAGCTGCCCGAGCAGCTGATCGTCGACGCCTGCCTTCATGTCCTCCGGCACCGTGAGCGCATACTTCTCGGGAGCCTTCGGCGTCGTTGTCTCGCCGGCCTTGCTCTCGGTCGTGGTGCTGCCCTGGTCGCCAGTCTTCGCTGCTTCGCCCTGGGGCGCTTCGCCGGTCTTCTCGGCGGTGGTGCTCGAGCTCGTCGTCTCGCCGGGTTTGGTTGCGGTCGATTCGGTGCTCGTGCCGGCGGGGGCTTCGCTGGTCGCTGCGCCCGTGCCGGTCTTAGCTGTTGTCGTCATTGCTCTGTGCCTCCGCGGCCGCCTGGACCGCCTGTGCTTCGCGATCGAGCGCGCCGCCGCGCTGTCGCGCTTCCTGCTCCATCAGCAGGTATTCCCTGGGGCAGTGCTCCGTCACCAGGTGGAGCAGCATGTGCCCGTAGTCCTGGCGGCCGGCGTTGTAGTGGATCTTCGCGCTCGGATCCCAGATCGACTCGTAGACGCCGGCGCGCGCGATCAGCGTCCAGATCACCACGCGCCCCTCGAGGGAGCCCATGGTCGCTTGCAGGCTGACGATGAAGAGCTCCTCGGCCTGGCGCGCCTTGCGCTCGGCGAAGGCGACCTGCTTCGGGTCCGCGGCGTTGCGTTGCAGCGCGCGCCGGCTCACGTTAGAAGCACTCCACCGTGACGGTCCGCAGCACGATATCGCCGGCGCTCGCGGTGCCGTTCTGGCCGGTCACCTTCAGCTGCACCGGCGACGACCAGGAGCCCGGCGTCGTGGTGTTCGTGTTGAACGTGAACGTGGCGGCGCTCGAGAAGGTCGTGAGCATGGTCCGCTGCCCGCTGTCGGCGTTGCGGATGATGTGTATGTCAGCCCACCAGGCGATCCCGTTGGGAGCGCCACCGAGCACCGAGGCGGAGTTGGCCGCGCCGATGTAGAACCGGACCGTCTTGTTGTTGGCGTTCGCCGCCGTCGTGCCGTCGATATGCACCCGGAACCCGCGGCCGTCGGCGTTGAGCGTGCCGGCGGGCACCGTGTAGGTCCACAGGTCTGTCTCGGTTGTGTTCGCGCCCGTCTGCACCGACGTCGTGGTGGTCGTCAGTGTGGCCGCTGTGATCGTCCCGCAGTTGAGCGCGCCCGCGCCCCCGGTGCCGACCGTCACCGACTGGCCGCCGGCGTTGCCGGTGATGCGCGGGTTGACCGTGACGGTCGACTGCGCGACGAGCGCGGCTACCCAGAGCATCCAGGCGAGCACCGCGCTCGAGGCGAACGCCGCGAGCTTGTAGTGGACGGTCACTGCGCGTTCCCCATGACGACCGACACCGCAGCGCCGGTGCCGCTAATCGCGGTGACGCGCGCGCGCACGTTGCGCCAGGGGGCGTCCATCGTGAAGCCGTCGCTCGAGCGCGTGGTCGCCAGCGTCAGCGTGATCGTGCCCGCGGTGATCCAGTCGACGTTGGTGCTGTTGACCGCGGCCTCGATGTTCGACACCTCAATGACGATCGTCGCGGCCCCTGCGCCGGAGCTCGTCGCGCCGTAGGCCTGGAACGTCCGCACGCCGGTCGCCGGCTTGAAGTTGGCGCTCGAGCTCGTGGTGGTCGCGTCGGTCAGCATGACCGTCGACGGGAACTGGGTGCGCGCCTGGGCCAACGCGATCGCCGGCGCGAGCGCGATCGAGAGTGCGAGTGCGAGTGCCAACCGTTTCATGCTGCTCCTCCCTTACACCACTGTCTGACTGGCCGCGCTGTTCTGCCCGGCCCCGAGCACCTGGTCGAGCGGGGGTGTGCCGCTCGCACCCGTCGCCTGCTGCGCGGCCGCCGCATCCTTCGACGCCGCGGCGAGCATCTGCGTGCGCTCGGCCATGGCGGTGGCCTGCGCTTCGGTCGCTTCGGTCTGCGCCAGCTGCTGCGCCTCTTCGTCGGTCCGCACGATCTCCGGATCGGTGCCGAGCATTTCGGCGTAGTCGTCGACCAGCTTGTTGACGTTGATCTTGTGGCGGATGCCGGGGAACACCTCGACCAGGGGGACCACGCTGTTGACGAAGCGATCGTGCCCGGTGACGCCCACCAGCTTCTGCGCGCTCGCCATGATCGAGATGTATTCGACCTTGACCTTCACGCCCTCGAGCTCCTCGGGTGGCGGCATGTCGTCGAACAGCCCGGCGTCCTCCATCATCTTGTAGGCCCGATCGACGATCGGGTCGAGGAGCTCGTCGTTGGTGCGCTCGAGCACCGGGCCAAGCGCGAGCAGCTTCTCCTCGTGGCGCTCCTGCACCTCGCGCGCGGTCAGCGGCTGGCCGCTCTCCCGGATCTGATCGCTGCGCGCCATCATCAGGAACAGGTCCTCGAAGTAGGCGCGTTGAATCCGGTATTGCACCAGGCCGATATCGTTCGACAGGTGATCGATGTTCAGGCCCACCTCGTGAATCGCGCGGAGCCCATGCTGCGCGTCCCGCAGGTAGGTGATATCGCCCGGCAGCAGGCTAGTCTTTTGCGCGCGGAGCTCGGGGTGGCCCACCAGGGGCGGGTCGACGGCCTTGTGGATGGCTTTGCCCTTCATGCGCTGCATGGACTGCAGCTGCTTCACGTCGCCCAGGGCGGTCATGCCTGGGCAGTCCACCCCGTAGGTGTCCTCGCCGCTTGTCTCCCAGCGGGGAGCCAGGATCGGGAACGAGTGGTAGCCGCTCTCCCGGAGGAAGCGGCCGTCGCGGCTCTCGCCGCCCTGCTCGTAGTGGCAGCTGCTGAACGGCAGGTAGCGACTCTCGAGGCGCTCCGGGTCGGCGTCGTCGTTGGGCAGGACGATCCACGTGATCGGGACGGCTGCCTGATAGTTTCCGCGGTCCCATAGGGTCTTCACCGTCAGCGACACGACGGACCAATCGATCTCGCGCGTGCCGGGTTTGAGGCAGAACTCTTCGACCACCTGGCGGACGGAGAGCTCGTAGTCGCGGGCGAACGTCGACACCAGGTTGCGCGAGTTGAGGCCGAGCCAGTAGCTGCCGATCGGGTAGGTGTAGGTCCGGAACAGGTCGACGCTGTCCGGCAGGAACGACATGCACCCGGTGCCGAAGGTGCCCAGGTCGCCGTAGACGACCGGCAGGGAGTTATACAGGTTCGAATCGGTGAAGAGCACCGACATGCGCTGCGTGACTTTGTAGAGCCAGTCCTTGACCGGCTTGTAGCTCGCGAGCGTCGGGTCCGGCGTCGTCAGCTTGAACCAGGGGCGCGCCGGCGAGGTGAGCCCGGCGTGCAGGCCCGAGGCGAGCGTGCGTGCGCTGAACCGCGCAGTGCTGTCGATGATGTTCTGGTTGCGCCGATCGCCTTTGTTGCGGTCCGAGCCTTGGAAGCGAATGCGCCGCGGCATGATCCAGTCGCCGAGCTCGCGCCAGTGCGAGTCGAAGCTGGTGCGGTCCTCGTGCAGCGAGCTCTTGATCTGCTCGAGCCGATTGCGCTTGGTGATGCCGCTGCCGGAGTAGAGGTCGCCGAGGGCGCTGCGTGCCATGGTCTAGTAGCCGATCAGCGTGCGCGCCGAGCCGCCGGCGGTGACGCCTGGCGTGGAGCTCGGGCCCGTGGTGACTCGGCCGCTGTTGCCGGCGGAGGCGCGCCGCCTGGTGCGCGTGCCGGCCTTCAGCGCGTCCTTGGTGTTGCTGCTCTCCATGGCCGCGGCGTCCGGGATGCCCGAGGCCTCGACGTCGGTCTTGGCGACCCTGGCTGCGCCGGTGGCGATCATCTGCTCGCGGCCGGCGATCGTCCGATTGCGCCGCCACGCGTAGGCCTCCTCCGGTGTCACGCCTGCGGGCCAGTTGGCCGGCATACCCGTCTCCGGGTCTTTGCCGGCGTCATACTCGGCTTCGGTCTTCTTCGTCGACTGCTGCATCGCTCGCCAGCCGCCGAGGATCGCGCCGCCCAGGAGTAACCCCGTCATCAGTCCCATGCTGCAGCCTCTTGAAGTGGACCGTCTCGACAGGCTCGTAGCCGTGCCGCTCGTAAAACCGGCCGACGTCCGTGTCGACCGGGGCCTTCATGGTGATGGTGTCGACCCCATTGGCTTGTGCCCACGCCTCGAGCGCGCGCAACAGCTTGGGGCCCGTGCGCCCGTTACGATACACGGGTTCGACCCACCACGCTAGTTCATCGAGCATCTTAGTGGACCCGATCGGGTCGGTCCCGTAGACCGCGGCGACGAATCCGACCAGCTGCCCAGGCCGATCGGTCACCTCGGCAACCACCAGGAGGCCACGCAGCAGCAGCAGCTGGAGGAACTGCAGCACCGTCGCGCGATCGAACGCCAGGAAGCGGGCGTAGCGAGTCTTCTCGATGAACGATCGCGCCAGGTCGGCCAGGCGCTCGAGGTCGTCATGGGTGGCAGGGCGGACGCTGATCACGCTACCTCCGGTCGAAGGGATCGAAGTCGAGCGCGACCTTGCCCACGCCCTGGTCGTAGTCGTCTTGCCGGCCCATGTGATCGCCGGCGATCTCGTAGGGGTGATAGTCGGTGCTCGCTCTCGAGCGGTCCGCCAGGCGCTGCATGATATCGGCGGGTGCGTCAGGCAGCGCGAACGTCTGGAACAGCCCGTCGGCCAGGTCGGGCGAGTAGCCCAGGCGCTTCTTGACCAGGTCCTTCGGCTCGACGACGAACTTGCCGCCAATGAAGCTGTAGGTGGGTTCGATGAGCTCGCGCACCATCTCGGGGATCTTCGGCAGCACCCCGCCCTTCTTGACCCAGTCCGCGCCGGCGAGCCAGAGCTCGTCGCGCACGGTCTTGTAGCGCTTGTTCAACGAGGGCGCGCTCGCAATGATCGGGATCACCGGCTTGCCGGCGGTGATCAGAATGTCGACCGCGCCGTGGCCCCAGTGCCCGGTGTCGTCGACCATGATCAGCACGTCCTTGCTGCCGCTCCGCTGCCACAGCTGCTCGGCGCGCATGATCTTCGTCGCGATCTCGGTGGTCCGCACCTGGCGCAGGATCACTGGCTTGAACGCCGCGAGGCCCTGCCGCGGGAACAGCACCGTGCGATCGTCGCCGAACCGGGCGACGTCGACGCCGATGCGCTTCTGCGCCCAGTTGTAGGCGTCCGGGCGCAGGTGCCGGTTCATGGCGCGCTCCACGTCCTCGACGCCGAGCAGCGCGTTGATGCTCGCCGGCGGGAACTCCCCGAGCACGTTGACCATGACCCAGGGATTGTCGCGGCCGTAGAGATCGATCTGCTCCTGGGCGTATTGCACGCTGATGCGTGGCGAGCGCATCGGGTTCGTCGGGTCGCCGGTGATCGTCACGACATACCAGAGGTGCCGCTGCGACGTGCAGGCTGCGTAGAGCGGGCCAGTGGTGTGCGTGGGGTTGCCGGCGATCACGACGTGCGACTCGATGCCGGAGGCAAGCACGGCCTCGGCGGTCGCCATCACCGCCTGGGGGATGCCGCCCACCTCGTCGAGGATGAAGAGCACGTAGTCGGCGTGAATGCCGGCGAGTGCGTCGGCCTGCTGGTCAGCGTCGGCCTGCTTCGGCCAGGTGCGCGCCACCGCGAACCAGGTCTGCGGGTGGTAGCGGTGGCTGACTCTCGAGGCGGTCCAGATAAACGTCTCGCTGAAGAACGACGAGCGCGCCATCCACTTCGAGATCTCCGGCCACAGGTTGGTGTCGAGGTTGTCGCCGGTGATCGACGTCGCGCCGATCTTCGGGTGCGGCCTGGTCGCCAGGTAGTTGAGCAGGATCCACGCGAGCACCGCGGTCTTGCCTGGGCCCTTGCAGGCCTTCAGCGCCAGGCGCGGGTTGTGCGGGAACGCGCGCAGCGCCTCCTTCTGCCAGGCGTCCGGCTCGACGCCGAACTCCTCGCGCACCATCGTGTCCGGATACCACCGCCACCGGCGGAAGCGCTCGCGGACCGCGGCGGTGAGCTCCTCGCCGTCGACCGTGCTACTCATGCGTGGGCACGTCCCAGGGAGCCGGCCGCGGGACGAAGCATTGCCGCAGCCATTCGCCGGAGCTCGAGGGCAGACCGATGTGCAGGAACTTGCCGTCCTCGCTCACCGCCACCGTGTAGTCGCGCGCCTTCGCGTAGTCGACGCCGAACCAGAGCCGCCGGCGAAGGAAGCGCTCGAGCTCCGGTGTCACTTCACGACCGTGCCGGTCGGTGCGCCAGGCACGCGATCGAAGAGGTTGGAGTGCGCGCTCTCGTCGCTGAAGGCACCGCCCGCGATCGCGTGCACCGTCACGTAGAACCCGGTGCCGAAGGCAATCGGCTGCACGTTGAGCGTGGCGCGCACCAGGCCGTCGGTGCCCTGCGGCGGGTCGCCAATGACGATCGTCTGCACCAGCGTGCCGTCTGACTTGTAGATGTTCACCCGGTGCTCGTCGTCGCGCGCGTGGTCGGGACAGGTGAACTCGATGTTGCGCGGGTTCTTGACGTTGGGCGCGGTCTGGATAGCGAGCGCGAGGATCAGCGTTGCGAGCATGTGTGTCGGTCCCTCAGTTGGTGGTGCGTTGCCCGGCACCCGGCCGGCGTGTGGTCACAGTCAGACGCCCTCGAGCAGCCTCGCGACCCGGTCCTGAATTGCCACCCGGCTCCAGCCGCCCAGGTCGCGCCGGCGGCCGCCCTCGAGCTCGAGCACCATCACCAGGCGGTCGGCCTTCTCGCCTGCACCGTTGGTGAATATGTCCTCGACGATCGCCGTGGCGATCTCCAGCGCTTTGCGTGCCTCCATGGTCTTGCTCCCTTCACCGTCGATCAGATAGCAGCGCGGCCAGGGCAACGAGGCCGCCGGCACCCAGGCAGAGGCCTACCAGGATGCCGGCGCAGAATGCTTCTATGACCCCGGTGCCAATCACCGGTAGGCCAGGTAGACGTCGAAGATATCGAACTCGCGGCTCGGCGCGTTCAGCGTGCGCGTGGTCTTGCTCTGGCCTGGTGCCGCCAGCGTGCGTGCCCACCCGCGATAGCGGAACGTGTTGCCCGCTCCGTCCTTGCGGTTGCGCGTCTCGTAGCCCAGGCCGATCGCCTCGAGCACCGAGCTCGCCGGCGTGAGCTCGCCAGGTTCCGACAGACCGTTCTGGTTGCGGTCGTGCCAGAGCAGCAGGCTCGCGAAGAGCTCGCCGCCGTTCGACGCGTCGAGGGTGCCGACCTGCTGCAGACCGGAGAGCGCGTGCAGCGCCTCGAAGCCGTTGCGCTGACCTGGCACCGTTGCGGAGCCGAGGAGCTCGCGGCCGTCGTCGATCGTGCCGTTGCCATTGCGATCGAGCGCGAGGAAGGCGACGTCGGAGTTGGGCTTCGTCCAGGCGATCGCGTCCTGGTCGCCGTCGGCGTCAATGTCGAAGTGCACGGTGGCCTGGCGCTCGAGCGTGTAGTTGCGGCTGTTGCCGGTCGCGATCAGGATCGGACTCGAGGGGCCGCTGCACGTCTCGCCGTTCCAGTAATACCACTCCCACCCCCAGTGGGCGGACACCGCGGCGCATTCGCTCTCGTTGGTCGCGGGGTCGTAGGGCGGCGGCGGTGGGTAGTAGCAGTCGCCGATCGGGTAGTTCTCGCGGACGCTGCCGTCGACCCAGATCATGATCGTCGACGTGTAGCACCCGTTCAGGACCTGCGCCTCGATCCGCTGGTTCGCCTCACTGTTCCAGCCGGCAATGTCCGGGTGCGCGGTGTCAGCGCACCATCCGCCGTCGTCGAAGCCGTCCCAACAATAGCGGCCATACTGGAACCCGTCGACGCGCACCTTCAGATACGTGACGCCCTCGGTGTAGGCCGCGAACACATGCCCGTGCGCCTCGATGGTTCGCGGATTCCAGCTGCTCCCCCAGGCGAAACTCCACATGCTGAACTGATGGTTGTAGGCGAGCACCGTCCCCGTCGCCAGCACCAGGCCGAGCACCACCGCCGCAATCCTTCGTCGCATCCGCCACCCTCCTCCCGCCGGCGAGAGTCTACCTCAGCGCTTTCCGTTTTGGCTTCGGTGTCGTGGTCGGTGCCGGCGAGCGGAGCTCGGCGAGCATCAGGTCGCACTTCGCGCCGATCACCGCGAGCATGAGCGCGCAGTGCATCAGCGCATGGCCGAGGAACGACTCCTGCGCGATCGCGCGCCCACAGAGCTCGCACCAGTTGTCGCCGTGGGTGTGGTTGCTCATGGCTTCGCCTCGACCAGCTGCCGCATTGCCTCGAGCGCGTGGCCCAGCCTGGTGGCAATGCGATCGCTCTCGTCGATGCCCCGCTGGTGCGGGCACGCTGGGTCGTAGTCTGCGCCGCGGGCCGCCTGGCTGCGCTCGCGCAGGCCGCGCGCGGTCTTCATCCAGTCGTGCAGGTCCTGCCAGGCGGCATCGCCGGCGGACAGGAGCTCGAAGAGCGCCTGCTGTCGCTGCTCGCGCAGCTGGATCTCGAGCAGCAGCTTGCTGGTCGCGTCGATCTCCTCGCGTGGGATCACTGGCGTGTCTCGAGCCATTCACTCCTCCGGCGGTGGTGGCGGGGTGTCGATGCCCGCCAGGTGTTTCGCGTGATCGAACTTGTGCGTCAGGTCGACCGCATCCTTCAGCCGGCCCGTCGCGCGCGCCATGAGCTCCGCGGCCTTCAGCCCGTCGTGCAGCACCACCTTGCCGTCGTCGTAGCTCTTGAGCGCCAGCTGGAGCTCAGCCGGCCACACGTCGAAGGGCAGCAGCTTGCCCTTCTCGTCGAAGGCGTGGGTGAGGTTCGCGCGCGCTCGAGCGGAGAGCAGCGCGATCGCTTCGTCGCCCTCCATTGCCATGCGCTTGTGCTTCGCCTCGAGCTCGCGCTTCACGTAGCTCGCGACCTTGGGTTCCCTGAGTAAACGGCAGGCCTCGACCTGGCAGGTCTGGTTGTTCGCCTTCGGGTGCGTCTCGCGATACGCGCGCGCCCCGTTGCAGCCGTTGGCGACGTAGGCCTGGGCGAACAGCAGCTGCCCGTTGGTGAGCACGTCCGGGTCGCGCTGCGCTCGAGCGCCTGGTGGCTTGCGCTTCGCCATTAGCCGCCGGCCTGCACCGGGATGCCCTCGCGCGGCACGTAGGTGTTGTTGGGATAGTTCGTCTTGAACTGCGAGGCGGCACCGCCGAGCGTGTTGCCCTCGAAGGTCGTCACGCACTCGCGGCCGGCGTAGGCCGGAGGCGTGGGCCCGCCGAAGTTGACGCCTGGTGCCATGACACCGTAGGGCCCGGTCTGCATCTGTGAGCCGCGGAACGCGAGCGGCCCGACCGGCACCCTGGTGTCGCAGAGGATCATCGCGTTGCCGTCGAGCGTGACGACGTTGTTCTCGAAGGTCACCGCCTGCATGCCGTCGACGACCAGGGCGAGGATGCCGCGGCCGGTGGCCCAGGTCTTCGTCAGCCCAGTGAACCGCGAGTTGCGGACGATCACGTTGGTGGTCGCCACCGGCGTGACGCTGTTGTAGTCCTTGCCCATCAGCTGCAGCCCGTTCGCGGCGCGATCGACGGTGACGTTCTCGATCGTCACGTCGGCAATGTATTGCCCGTTCTTCGGGGTGATCACGATCGCGCTGCCATCCTGCGCGCCGCCGAACACCGGGCCCCAGGAGCCCGAGAGCCGCGAGTCGCGAATGAGCACGCGCTTGCCGGCCTTGAGCTCGAGCAGGTTCTTGACCGCGCGCCGCACGCCGTCGGTGCGCCAGAGCTCCGGCTTCGAGAGCGTGACGTTGTCGATCAGAATGTCCGCGACGACGCGCTCGGGACAGTCGGTGATCTTCAGCGTGTCGCCCCCGCTGATGATGTTCTCCGAGGCAGCGACGTAGGTGCCGCCCTGGATGATCACCGGGCCGCACGTGTTGAGGATCGCGATCGCTTGCGAGTCGGCCAGGGTCGTGGCCCACACGTCGGCGATCGAACTGTTCAGGATGGACCCGCCGCAGTTGAACTCGATCCCGCGCTTGCCGCGGTGCGTGGGGATCGTGATGTTGTCGAGCGTGATGCGCTTCGGCTGTTGCGCGAGCGCGGTCTGCGGCGCGCCGTTGTAGCCGCAGAGCAGCACCGCGCCGTCGTAGCTCGAGACGAGCACCAGGCCGGAGGCGTGCACGTCATTGACGCCTGGGCGAATGGTCAGCGCCGGCGCGCCGCTCGCCGAGATGCCGGAGCCGTTGCCGATCAGCACCGTGCCGCTGCGGCTGATGGTGAACTGCCCGACGAACGTCATGCCCCGTGGGAGCTCCACGGTGCCGCCGGCGTCGAGTGCTGCCTGGAGCTCGGCGGCGGTGGTGATCGGCACGACCTTGGGGAGCGTGTCGATCAACACCTGCAGCTGGCGCTGCACCGCCTCGAGTTGGTCGCGTATCTGTTGCGGAGTCGGACTCGCCTGGGTCTGCAGCGCGAGTGCGATCAGGAGCGGCAGGGTCTTGAGCATGCCGCATTGTAGCCAACAATCAGTGCACGATGCCCTTCACCGGTGCCGGGATCGTCGCAATGAACGCCAGAGCCTCGGCGCTCTCGAGTGGGATCCAGTCGATCGTCGTGGTCGAAAAGTCCGGCCGCTGGCCGCCGCGCTGCCGGCGGAACTCCGCGAGCAGTGGGAACCAATCGCCCGGCGGCACGAGCGTGGCGACCGTGGTGTCGTGCGCGCAGCGCCGGCAGAACGTCAGCCCCAGGAACACGCGCGCCGGCGGGTCGCGTGGGTAGAGCGCCTTCGGGGCCCAGATCTGCAGCACCGGCAGCACCTCGGCGTGCTGGGTGCACTCCATACGAACGCAAAAGGCAATCACGATCGCTCCCTCCAGTTTTCGGGCACCACGGTCAGCTGCCGCGCGCCATGCCGTTCCAGGTGCTCGACCAGTTGGATCACGTCCTCGGTGTCCCAGCCGCAGCAGCAGCGGTAGTGGAAGCCCTTCGGGCGCGCCAGGTCCATGGTCACCGTCGGGCGCGTGATTGCCGGCAGCGACGGCGGCACGCGCTCGAGCGTGATGGTGAGCTCGCCCTCGTGCAGCGGGCCGAGCTCGAGGAGGAGGCGCTCGACCACGACCGCGAGGTCGACGTGCGCGGCATCCGCCGAGATGGTGCGTGAGACTTTCATCAGGTGCCCGTCCTGGCCTGGGCCGCCCACTGGGACGGGTCGTGGCCGAAGCTGCTCCACCCCTCGGTCCGCTTGGACCCGAAGAGCTCGAGGAAGGGGCCGCGCGCGAAGAGTTTGGTGATCCATGTTCGCACCTCTGACGGCTTGACGTGTGACTCGCCGAGGGTGCGGCGCTCGAGGTAGACCGAGCGCGGCCGGAAGTCTGTCACGTCTGCCTGAATATCGCCACGGGTTGCAATCACCAGGTGCTCGTGACTGACCGACAGGAACTTGCCCCCGCTGCCCTCGATAACCCGGTCCCAGACGGCGTTCGTCTGGTAGGTGAACCCCCAGGCCTCCAGCACATCGATCGCCCCAGGGCGGGCCAGCAGGAGCCGGGGCGGCACCCACAGGAAGAGCACCGCCTGGCGGAGCACGTGCGCCGCCACAGGCAAGCCGGCGATCTTCTCGACGGTCATCCGTCCCCAGTCGGGCGCGGCGTAGACCACCCGATACTCGCCGGCGAGCTCGGCCTGGCCCTCGAGCACCAGCGGCCGCTTGATATGCCGGACCGCGCGCGCCGTCTGGCTGACCGTCCAGCCCTCGAGCTTCGCGTTGGTCAGCACCCTGGTCTGCTGCGGCCTGGTCAAGCCGGCCACCGCCGCGGCGTGGCTGAACGTCGGCGCGAGCTCGAGCTCGGGCGGCTCGACCGAGCGCACCACCGCGGTGTGGTTGCGGATCGTTTTCTCAGAGAGCCCGGTCAGCGACACCATCTGATCGAGCTTCTCGCGCCAGTCGTCGCGGCTCTCCGCATACGCCATCAGCGACCCGATCCAGTAGGGTGAGGCGGCCTCGGTGGCGGCGGCATACTGTGCCACCGCCACCCACTGCTTGGCCGTCGGCTTCCCGTGCGCCTCGACACCTCGCGCGTGCAGGGTGAACCCGTCGAGCGCGATCGGCCGCACGTCGAACAGGGTGTCCCGACGTCGGGATATTTTGGCGCTTGACATTAGCCCTCCGCTTCCTGGCCCTCGCCGTTGACGAGCGCATCGTTGTCAGCCTGGTCCTGCTCCTCGTCGCCGAGCACGTTGTCGCTCGCCTCCCGTGTCTCGAGCTCCTGGGCATCGTCGGCCGAGGTGCGGCGCACCCGCAGCTTGTCGCTCCCAGGCACGCGCGTGAGCTCGACGCCGGCGTGGATGTAGTGGTTGACGCCCTTCCCCTGCATGCGGCGCAGCGCGCCCGAGGTGTCCGCGGCCTCGTCCTGGCGCAGCCGGTTCATCTGATCACGCGTGTCGCCGATGCTTTCGCAGTAGCGGTCGAGGGTCTGATCGCGCACCTGCTCCATGCCGGGCAGCGGTTTCTGCCGGAGCGGCTTGCGCGGCCCGGCGCTCTTTGGCGGTTTGCTGTTCGTCGGCTTCGAACGCTTCGCGGCTTTCGCGGGCGCGGGCTTCGAGCGCGCGGTCTTCTTCACTGACTTCTTCTTCGCCATGAATGGAGTCCTCGTCGCGGAGAGCGCCGGCGGTCCGCCGGCAGTAATCCGCCAACAGCAGCGCGTCCGCGATCGCGTGCGTGACGGTGATCGCCGGGAACAGTTGCTGCGCCCGGCGTTTCGAGATGTTCTTGCGCTCAGTCTGGGTCGCGCCCTTCGGGTAGGTGACGCCGAGCAGCTTCTGCCAGCGTTGCGGTGGGACGGTGTCGAACGGCACCTGGCCGGCGGCCAGAGCCATCAGCACCGCGCCGTAGTTGCGCCCGTAGTTGAACATGCCCGACGCGCCCTGGCGGCCGATGCCCCCGTGCACCCGCTCGACCACCGCGCGCGCCGCCCAGCCGTCCGCCGGCCACTTCGTCAGCATGCCCAGCAGGTCCTGGTCGGTGTCGGGCATCTTCACCACCCACACGACTCGGCCCCGCGCGTCGAGCAGCGCAATGCCGCCAGACGCGCCAGGATCGATCCCGATGAATAACTGCATACGGTGCCTCCGCATTGTTACTAAGAATGCTTGCGACGTCTAGGGGATTCTGCCGGCGGATCGTCCGGCAGCGGCTGTTGGTCGGGAGCCGGCGAGAACGTGGTGGTGTCGCGGTCCAGGGAGAGCATGACCGTGCCGGTCGGGCCGTTGCGCTGCTTCTCGAGAATGAACTCGGTGGGCCCGCCCTCGCGGTGGTTCTTCCGGTGCAGGAACCCGACAATGTCCGCATGCTGCTCGAGCGCGCCGGAGTCGCGCAGGTCGGACAGCTTTGGCCGCGGGTCGGTCCGCATTTGATTCTGGCGATTCAGCTGCGACAGCAGCAGCACCGGGCACGCGAGCTCGTCGGCCAGGGTCTTCAGCCGCATGACAATGTCCTCGAGCTCGGCGTTGCGATTCGAGCCGCGGCCGTCGAGCGTGCCGGGCATCAGCTGCGCGTAGTCGACGATCACCAGGTCGAGCCCGCCCTCGCCCTTCAGCCGCCGGCACGCGCCGCGCACGTCCCAGGCGGTCTGGCCGGCGCGGTCGTCGATCTCGATCGAGAGGTTTGCCATGGTGCCCATGCTCTCGCTCATGGTCTTGACGTCGAGCTCCCCGATCGCGCCGTTCAGGATCCGGGTGAGCGGCACCTGCGACAGCTGCGAGAGGATCCGGTATTCGATCTGCCGCCGGCGCATCTCGAGGGAGAAGAGCGCGATCCGGGTCGCCGCGCCATCCTTGCGGAACGTCTGCGCCGCGAGCACCGCGGAGTTGACGACGAAGGTGGTCTTACCGACCGACGGCCGCGCCGCAATGATCACCAGGTCGCCGGCCTGCCAGCCCAGGGTGAGCTCGTCGATCGCCGGGTAGCCGCTCGGGATCCCGGTCACCTCGCCGCGGTGGTTCATGCGCCAGTCCAGATCTTCGGTGAGCTCACCCAGGCTCGAGCTCACCGAGCGCATGCGGCCCTCGACGTGGCCGGCCTGCAGGTCCATCAGCCGGCGGTCAGCGTCGTGCAGGATCGCCGTCGCGGTGTGGGTGCCGCCGGCGACCAGGTCGATCGTGCGCCTGGCGTCCGCCACCACCGCGCGCTTGGCCGCCAGGTCGCGCAGGATGCCGGCGTAGTAGCTGACGTTGGACGAGCGCGGCACGCCGTCGGTCAGCGCCGAGAGGTAGCTCGGGCCGCCGACGTCGTCCAGCTTGCCGCGGCGCTCGAGCTCCGCCTTCAGCGTCAGGAAGTCCACGTCGATGCGGCGCTCGCGCACGGTGGCGATCGCGTCGTAGAGCAGCTGGTGCGCCCGGCGGAAGTAGCTCGAGCTCCGGAGGTGATCGCAGACGTAGTCGGCCGCATGCGACGAGAGCAGCGCCGCGCCCAGGGTGGCGCGCTCGGCCTCGAGGGAGTGCGGCAGGACGAACGTGTCGGGGTCGACGTGCGTGGGTCCGCTGGCGAGCGTGGCGGCCTTCATGCCCGCATGTCCGCCGCGCGCCGGCGCGTGTGTTCCTGGTCCGATCGGCAGGCCGGGTTGTGCTTGCAGTCGACCACCGTCGCGCCGTTGTCCTCGAAGGGGATCTGCAGGTCGTCGGCGAACGCGTTGACGTCGCGCGCGAACAGCCGGAACGGGTGCCGCTGATCGGCGTAGAACGGGTTGGGCGATCGCAGGTAGCGGGCGGCGCGCTTGACGAGCTCCTCCGGCTCGAGGTGTTGCAGCAGGCGCTTCGCCGCGGCCGAGTCCTCGGTGCGCTGCCAGACATACTTGCCGCCGTAGCGCTTCGCCCAGGCGGCCAGGTAGCCGTCGGAGAGCAGACGCATGCGCGCGCCCATCCCCCGCTTGCCGGCAATGATCGCCTGCATCTCCTCGAGCAGCTGCGCCTGCTGATCGGCCAGCTTCACCGCGGCCTCCAGCAGGGTCTTCAATGCCGTCACGTCGATCGTGGGTTTTGCTTTTGGTGGTGCTGGTGTCTTTGCCACTGTTCACCCCTGAGTTGTTAGTAAGAAGTATTCAACAGCCGGTAATGCCAGAGCGAACGAGGCAGAGCTCCCCCTACCGAAAAGGGAGAGCCAGCCACTGCACGATTCAGCCGTCTAAAGCCGTCGCTCGTGGCCCCAGGCGCGCGTGACGTCACGCACCCAGGTGGGTCTGCTCTTTCGGCCAGCTGACGCACGCCGGCCCCTGCCAGGACGCAGACCTTCGCTCCAGTCCTTTGCCGGCGTGGCACTCCCAGTGCCGGCCTATCACCCGCGCGCCCCGGTGGGTTGAGCCGTCGCTCGCGCGAGCTCGCAGCCGGGTGGAGTTTTGTGGAGTTGTTGCCAGGAAGGGGTCCGACGTAGAATAGCCGCCGGAACGCCGTTCCCGTGACTTCACCACGGGCTGCGGTCTTAGGGCCGGCGGGGGGATCAGCCCCCTTCGCCGGCCCGCTTTCGTTTCGGGGCGGATCCTACGCGGGTCCGCTCCCGTCGATCAACCCCCCAAGATGTGGTGTAGGACGGTCACCGACGGGTGCGCTGCCGCGCCATGTCGATCATGTCGCTCGCCTGGCCGCTGTTGATGCTCGGCGAGAAGGGCACGCGCAGCTTCCGCAGGACCCCCAGCTGCCCAGGGGACGCCGGCCGGCTGCGCCAGGGGGCCTCCCTGGACCGGAGGCGTGCGATCGTCCGGCGGTCCGACCCTACCCATGCCTCGGCCGCCCGCAGCGCCGTAGCGGCGTCCTGGAGCCCGTTGGCGAGGGTCCGCTGGCGGACGTCGTAGCCCATCCCGCCCGGTTGCTTCTCGCGCATGGTCAGCGCGATCTCGAATTTGCCCAGGAGGTCGGGGCCCACCTCGATCGTCTCGTAGCCGTCGCCCCAGGGGTAGGACAGCTTGAAGCGGTCGGCTGACTGCTTGATCCAGTTGAGACTGACCACCGCCTCGAGCGCCCCCAGGCTCGGGATCTTCCAGATATCGAACGTGGTCGCGCGGGCCTGCAGCTGCGCCAGCGTCAGCCGCCCGGTGCGGAGGAGCTCCTCGACGTCGATCGTCGGGTGCTGTTCCTTGAAGGCCTCGAGGTCGGACTCTGCCTGGTCGAGGCTCTCGCCGTTGACGACCAGGCCCGGCGGCAGACCGTAGAGCACCGGCGCGGTCTGCAGCGAGTGCTTCTTCGCCACGTCGACCAGGTCGATCACCAGGCAGTCCTCCTTGCCGTCGAACAGCCGGAGCCCGCGGCCGGTCATCTGCTCGTAGAGGGTCGCGCTCTTCGTCGGCTTGAGATGCAGAATGCAGCCCGTCTCCGGCAGGTCGGTGCCCTCGGTGAGCACCATGCAGTTGGCGAGCAGGCGCACGCGCCGGTTGCGGTAGGCCTCGAGCGCGTTGCGGCGGTCCGGCTTCGGTGTCTCGCCGCTGATCGCGAGCGCCGGCGTGCCGGCCGCCTGGAACGCCGCGGCCACGTCGTGCGCGTGCGCGACGTCGACGGTGAACGCGAGGGTCTGGCGGTCCTCGCCGTGGTCGCGCCAGGCCGCCACCGCCAGGTCGTTGCGCCGGCTCTGGTTCACCGCCGCGGCCAGCTGCTTCTGGTTGAAGTCGCCGGCGGTGATGGCGACGTCGTCCAGGCTGATGTTCGACTCGACGACCCAGGGCGTGATCGGCACGAGCCAGCCGTCGTCGATCGCCTGCTTCAGCGCGTAGCTGTAGGCGATCGATTGGAACACGCAGCCGAGGCCGATCGCATCGCTCCGGGTCGGGGTCGCGGTGAACCCGACCAGCATGCGGTCCTGCGGCGCGCGCTTGTCCCAGGCCCCCAGGTGCGCCTGCATCAGCGCCACGTCGTCGTAGTCCGGGGCCTCGACGTTGTCGACGTCGCTGGCATCTTCCGCCGGCAGGAACCCGAGGTGCACCAGGGCGGTGCGGTAGCTCGCGGCCGCCGAGTGGTGCGCCTCGTCGACGATCACCAGGCGGAACGTGTGGTCCCGCATCAGGCGCAACAGCCGGCTGAACTTCCGGCCACCGCTCACCGCGGCCAGCGTCTGGATCGACGCGACGATGATGTTCGCCGCGCGCGAGGCGTAGTTGTCCGCCATCTCGATATCGACGATCAGCTTCGGGTTGGCGGCCTGCAGCTTCGCGGCGGCCTGGGTGAGGAGCTCCTCGCGGTGGGCGATCACCAGCATGAACGCGCCGCGCTGCGGGAACGCCGCGAGCCGACTCGCGACCTGGGGGAAGCGGGGCATCGCCGCGAACGTCACCGTCTTGCCGGTGCCCGTCGGCGATTTGATCAGGACCCGGTTGGTGCCGGCCGACCAGGAGTCCGCGATCGCCTGCAGCTGGTCGCCCTGGTAGGGCCGCAGCGTCGGCGCACTAGCATTGGGCGTCAGCATGGCGGGCCTCCTGCTCGATCTCGGGGAGCGTGGCGTAGGTGACGTCGGCAGCGTTCAGGCAGAGCATCGGCCGGCCGACGAGCCGCTTGCGCGACCAGACGAACCAGGCGGTCGTGACGCTGTCGCTCTTGCCGTTGCCGGTGAACGAGTAGCGCGGGAGCACGAGCAGGCGCGACACCGGGTGGTCGGCGAGCCAGGGGCCCCGCGGGTGCCTGGTGTCGGTCGGCTCGAGGAACGTCAGGCGGAGCATCAGTGCCACGCCCACCTTCGCGTAGGTCACCGCATGCTGCACGATCTCCAGGCACGTCGGCATGTCGTAGGGCGTGTTGCTCACCGCCCAGTCGCAGCGCGGCGCGACGAGCTCCCAGAAGGCGCGGCCGGTGGCGTCCATGTGCATCGCCGCCGGCGTCTCCGGGTCTATGTCGTTGGTGATCATGCTGTCGATCTTCCCCGGCAGGTAGTCGTGCATCACCTTCACGATTGAGTTGTCGCCCGAGCACGGCTCGACGATCCGGCCCTTGATCTCCGGGACGTTGGCGAGCAGCGCGCGGACCTGCCAGGCGGCAGTGTCGTAGCGGTCGAGGGGTCTGCGTTCAGTGGTCACGATCGTCTCCATCTGTCGAGGGCTGCGTCACGCTTCGGCGACTCTTTCAGGTCGGCCGCCGGCGCGACGTCGCGGCGGTTCCAGGGGTGGCAGCGGCAGGAGCAGGACCCGCTGTTCTGGGCCCGCTCCATCTCGCCGTCGGCATTCGAGTAGTGCCCGCAGGTGAGGCAGATCACCTCAGACCACCTTCGTCTCTTTCCGATACTTCACGCCGGGCCAGCGGTTGATGCGGTCGCCCAGGTCCTTCGCGTAGTCGTTCAGCTTCGAGGTGTCGATCTTCAGCAGGTCGGTCGGGATCCCGTGGTTGCCCGAGAGGATGGCGGCGATCAGCGCGCCCTCGTCGGTCAGGTCGCCGTAGTGATAGCTGCGGTCCTGCGCGCCGGGGGCCCTGGTGATCTGCGGCGCGACGTAGGGGACCGGGTCAGCCACGACCGGCCGGGCCTTCACCGCGACCGCCTGGCGACGAATGGCGGCGGCCTCCTGGGCCCCCTTGATGGCGGCCTGGATCTTCGCCAGCTTGAGCAGGCGCGTCGAGCTCTTCGCCGGGTCAGGGAAGCCGGCCTGCCGGGCGGCGCGCAGCCCGTCGCCGTGGCCCACGATCTGCTCGACGAAGATCTGCTCGCGGCCGCTGAGGCCCTCGGTCGCCTCCTCGCGCTTGACCGCCTCGAGCTCCATGCGCTCGAGCTCCTGGCGCTGCCGCTCCTCCGCGGCGCGGCGCGACTCCTCCTCCCGCCGGCGGTTCTCCTCCTCGGCGCGCCGGCGCTCGGCGGTGACGTAGCCGTTGTGCAGCGCGTTGCCGATGCGCGCGGCGTCCTCGAGCGCCTCGGTCGCCTTGGCGCGGCGCGCGGTCATCTTGCGGTGGAAGCCGGAGATCACCGCGGTGATCTTCCAGTGCCCCTCCACCTCGCGCTTGTCCTCGTTCGCGGTTCTGATCTCCCGCTGCAGGAGCTCGTCGGCCGCCATGTCCGCCGGCACCGGCATCGCCTTGAACCGCGCCTGGGTCGCGAGCGCGCGGTGCTCGAGCGCGCGGGCGGTGGTGAAGAACGCCGACACCGACTGCAGGAACCCGATCACCGTCTTGCCCGCGGCGAGCACCGTCTGCTCGTCCTCGTCCGTCGCCACCACCGGGAGCACGAGCTCCCCCTCGAGCACGTCGTTCGCCTTCGTTCGCTTCGCCATGATTCACTCCTTGCCGGTTAGCGCCGGCAGCGCGTCCGTATGTTCTGACTCTCGCGGTAGCACCGCCGGCACACCGGGCCGCGGCACCCCTGGCAGCGCAGGTTGTCCTGCTGCTTGCCCTCGCAGTGCTTACAATCGGGTGCCGGCCGGCGCTCGGCCTCGCGTCCCGCCACGCAGAGGTAACAGGAGCATGTCGCTCCGTTGTGGCCGGCCGGCACCCAGCCCACTACTTGGCCGCCTTCCGGTGGCGCTTCAGCGCCGCGGCCGGGTCGATGCCGCGGGCGCGCTTGGTCGCCAGGGCGGTCTGCGCTGCCCGACGTCGGGACACGCCCACCGCGCTGTCACGCTGCCGGAGCAGCACCGCGGTGACCACCGGCGGCAGCACCAGCTGCAGGCCGCCCTGGGAGTCGATGCGCTGCACGAGCACCTCCTCCTTCGCGCCGTCGCGGAACGTGTCGATCACCCACGTCTGCGCGTTGCCGTAAAAGTCGGCGGTCTGCACCGTCGACGTCCGGCGGATCGCGCCGGGGTTGTCGGAGAGCTCGCGCAGCCGGCGCGAGAAGTGGTCGGTCGGGAGAACGGTATCGCTCACTGGATCACCTGCACTTGATAGCGCCCCGGCGCGTTGGTTTCCGAGACTTCGTAGTCGATCTGCTCGCGGGTCAGCTGGGCGCAGAACCGCGCCAGGTCCTCGATGTTGGTGAAGTAGGCCTTCATGGTTAGTTGCCCTCCACGCGCGCGCCGAGCTTGGCCTTGCGGGCGACGACGACGACGGGGACGATCTCCGCCGCGGTGTAGGTCAGCTTGTAGTGCTCCTCGACCGGCCGGTAGCTGTAGTCCATCGTGTGGGTGAGGCCGACGTGCGCCAGGCGGCGGGCGGCCGCGGCGAGCGGCGCGCTGCCGTGCCAGCTGATCACGTCTGTGGACTCGACGACCTGGCCGGACTGCAGGAAGGTCTTGCGCTCCGAGCGGAGCAGCGCGTGGGTGTAGGGACCGAACTTGCCCAGGCCGTCGACGTGGCGCGAAGCGCTCGAGCGCGTGCCGACGACGATGCCATCCTTGACTGCCGCGAAGTGTGTCTGTGCCATTTTCAGTTTGCCCTCTCGTTGCCGCCCAGGGGTCGCGCCCCGGTGCGTTGAAGTTTGCCCCTACCCGACGGGGACGAGAGAGAGCTTACGCCGAGACGGCAGTTGTTGTCAACAACTCCCTACCGGCGGCCCTGGCCGAGCAGGTCCTCGAAGAACTCCGCCGGCAGTTCCGACCGCTCGACCGCGAGGGCCAGGAGTGCCACGAGCTCCGCCTCGGAGAGGTGCACCTCCGAGTGGTTGCCGCGCGCGGCGAAGAGCTCGCGCGCCAGGTAGCGGCCGATCGTGATCGCCTTCTGCGAGGTCGCCATCAGAGGCACCGCACCGACATGGCCTGCGCGTGCGCGGCGACGTTGAGGAGCTCGGCGCGGCGGGCCCACTCGAGCAGCGGCCGCGACCACGACCGCGGGCCCATGAGGCCGTAGGCGTAGAGCGCCGGCGGCACCACGTCTCGAGACGGCGCGAACGACCAGCGCTGCCCCTTGCCGAGACGGCGCTGCTCGACGATGCCGAAGCCGGGGGCGTGGGTCCACATCCGCCGGCCGGTGCCCTCGACGTAGGAGGGCGCGCCGCGCATGGCGTCCAGGAGCTCGAAGAGTCGATCGTCAGTCATTGCAGGTCACCTCGTCGCGGATCTCGCGGATGCTGAACTTGTGGGTGAAGCGGTGGCCGATGCGGTCCTCGACGGCCACGTAGGCGTCCAGGAGCTCGGGGTTGTGGCGCGCGGCGATCAGCAGGTCCGGCTTCGAACCCAGGACGCAGAAGCAGCAGGACAGCCGGCTCATGCCGAGCGCGTAGGCCGGGTGGCTCTCGAGGCCGCGGTCGTTGATGCGGGCCCACACCTCGTCGAGCGTCCAGGTGAAGATCGGCAACCAGGTGTCGACGTGGCGCAGGCCGTTCGACGCGCGCCGGTTGAACTTGAACGGCTCCTTCTTCGCGCGCTTCGGGGACTCCTGGGCGCGGATGCCCAGGCAGTCGAGGATGCGAACCTGGCGGCCGGGCGCGAGCTCGTCGACCAGGCGCGTGAACAGCTTGTGCACCTGCGACGTCTTGTGGTCGCTCGTGCAGTAGCGGGCCTGGCTGTCCGGCCACATGCCCTTCTGCTCGACGTGCGACAGCAGGTCCTTGGAGCGGGCGACCACCTCGAAGCGGAGGCCGTAGCGCTGCGCCTGCCGCTCGGCGAGCTCGCGCGTGCCGGCCCATTCCACCCGGCCCAGGTCAGCGTGCACCACGAGCACGCGCTCGAGCACCTGCTGCGCGGTCGCCATCTCCACGATCAGGTCGAGCATCGACAGGCTGTCCTTGCCGGCGCTCGAGTTGATCACGATCCAGTCGTAACTACGAAGGTCCATGTTGTCTCCCGAACTCGCCCGAGGGTCGCGCCTCGGTGCGAGCTCAGAGACTACACCGCGGCCGGAGTTGTTGTCAAGAACGGGGTCGGGCGTGTCGCTTCTCGATCGCGACGGTGGCGCGCGCCAGGCACGCCGCTTCGCCGTGGGGGTCAGCGTCCGGGATCGCCTTCGCGCGGTCGGCGTCCGTCATGGTGACGGTGACGGTGCAGCAGCTGCGCCTGGTGACCGGGTCGGGAAAGTGGCGCACCTTGAACGAGACGCCGTCGGCCAGGCGCTCGACCATGAACCGATCGCCCTCCTCGCGGTAGCCCTTCATGGCGCGAACCCCTGGCCCCACTTCTTCCAGAACCGGAAGAACCCCATCAGCGGCCACCGCGACGACTGCCGGTGCATGCGCTCCTGGCGGTGCTTGCGTCGACGTCGGACTCTGCTCATACGAGCCCTCCGTCGGTGATGAACCCCGGCACGCGCTGCCACACCTCGAGCGGTTGGTGCGCGCTCTTCACCGCGTAGTAGATCGTGCCGTCGGACAGCTGGAGCTCGGCCACCTCGGTCCAGATCTCCGCGCCTGGCATGGTCTGCTCCGGCAGGATCATGTTGGCCCTCGCGACCAGGCGCGTGCGCGGCGGGATCGCGAACCGGATCGCGCGCCGGTGTCGCACGTAGTCCTCGTGCACCGGCACCGTGCCCAGGCGGATCGCCGGCTCGCAACAGCAGTGCACGGCCAGCCGGATCATTGCTCCCCCTTCCCGAGCGGTCGCTCGCGGTAGGCGTGGCCCTTCACGTGGACCAGGTCGCCGTCGGTGATCTTCTGGTGACACTGACTGCAGGCGTGATCTTTGTTCTTCGCGAGCGCGGAGTCGTTGCGCCCGCGCTGCCCGTTGCCGGCCAGGCGGTGGTGCACGTGGAAGCCGCGCCGGCGGCAGCGCGTGCCCTTCACCTCGATCTCGCAGCGGCCGCCACTGCGCTCGCGCACCTTGTCGCTCTCCTCCTCGTCGCGGGTCTTGCGCGCGGTCTTCGCTTTCTTGATCACCTTCACGTGCCTGGGCCCCTTGGTGATCGCACCGGGGATCTTGTCGAGGAACGAGTAGTCCATGGTCACCCCGCGCAGGCGCGGAGGATCTCGCGCGCCCTGGTGAAGTCGGCCGGGTCGCGGTGCTCGCGCAGCTTGTAGCGGCCGTTGGGTTTCAGGTAGGCGCAGAGGCGCTGCTGGAGCTCCGCCGGCACCTGCAGCTTGTGCTCGAGCGCGATCGCCTGGAGCGCCGTCTGGATCGGATGGCTCTTCGCCTCCTCGCCGCTCTTGATCTCGAAGGGCCCGACCAGGCCGGCGTCGTCGACGACACGATCCGGACGCACGCCGAAGCGGTGCACCGGACAGACGATCGGCTCCTCGACCGCGAGCACCGTGACGCCGAGCGCCTGCATGAGCGCGACGTGCGCGAGCAGGTAGCCCTTGTGGGCGGACGTCACGGTGTGCGGGTTCTCGATCGCGCCCAGGTCGAAGTCGGCGGTGAGCGTGTGCACGATCTGCCCGCGCTCGCACGACTCCTCCGTCATCCAGGTGTCGTCGACCCAGCCGGTGCGGGTCAGCATGCCGGTCACGTGCGGGAACACGTAACCGGTGCCGAGCTCGGTGTAGGTGTGGGCCTCCACGTCGAAGCGGAAGTGGATCACGCGTGGCCCTTCGGCAGCGAGCCCGTTGCCTCGACCGCCTTGCAGACCTTGTCGTATTCCGACCGCTTCACCTGGCCGGTGTTGTCGTAACCGTAGGCGCGCTTCAGCCACGCGAGCACCTCCGCTTCGTCACGTCCCGAGTTGTAGATCAGCGTGTTGAGCCTGGCGCGCTGCGGGGCGGTGATCGCCTCGCCGGCCTGGGCATGCGTGCCGGCGTCCTGGGGCGGCCGCGGGGCCTCGCGCCTGGGAGCCTGCTGCCGCGGCCGCTCCGGCTCGCTGGGGCCACGCACCCAGTCGGCTGGCCCTTCCCCCTGGTGCTCGTCCTCGACCGCGCCTACGCCCTTCTCGAAGGGCAGCGGGGGGTCCTGGGGACGACGCCACTCCGTCGCCATGTAGTAGCCGTCGCCCTCGCGCTTCTTCTTCCGGACCTTCACCTGGATCGCGTGGGTCGCCTGCCAGGTCCGGGTCCACTCGTGGTCCCAGAGCTCGAGGCCCACGCCGAGCCGCTTCGCGCAGCGCCGCAGGCCGGAGGCCACGGTGCTCTCGAGCGCATCGCCGTAGGTCTGGCCGCGGTTGCTGGCGAAGAAGTCCTGCTCGCCCTTCGCGCCGGCGACCGGCATGCGGTGAACGAAGAGCACGTATGGCACCACGACAGAGTTGTTCGCCAGCTGCGCCTTGCCGATCGGCACGATGGTCCAGGCGCAGCGCCCGAAGGCGCGATTGAACCACCGGGTGTATTCGATGTGCGGCAGGTAGACGACGCCGTCGGGGCGGATGCGAACCTTGGCCGGGTCGACCGGCTCGCTCAGGATCGCCTCCTCCTTGTCGGTCAGCTTGAGCTCCACCAGGCCGAGCTCGCCGAGCATCTCGTCGTCGGATCCGATCCGGCGCTCGAGCTCCGGCGACACCACCTGCGCCTGCACTTCGCGCACCGCCGGCTGACGCACCAGGGCCTGCTTGCGCGCGGCCGGCATGCGCTTCTTCGCACGCCGAGGCGTGCCTCGCGTTTTCTTTTTTGCCATGGGTTCCTGTAGGATGGCGGGGTCTAAGGCCGCCTCCGGAAATGCAGCGCCGGACCCTCACACGGTCCGGCGTTGCTGTTTCTACTCGCGCTCGAGATACACCGTCGTTGCCTCTTCCCCGAGCGCCATGAACTCGATCACGTCCGCATCGCTGACCACCTTCGGCTTGCGCTTCTTCACCTCGCGATAGAGCCGCGAGAGCTCGCTGCGCTTCCGCTCGAAGGCCTGGCCGCCGGTCTTGGTGAGCACGCCCTGCACGCGCACGCCGTTCTCTTTGCCTCGAAAGATCGAGGCCCGTCCGATCTGTGTCTTCGCCATGGCGCAATCTTACTAAGAACGCGCCGGCAACGCTTGCGGTCCGATCTTCCCGCCGGCGCGGCGCTCCACCTCCGCGAACAGCGCGGCCTGGAGCTCGAGCACCACGTCGCGCGGCAGGCCGTCGGTGATCGCCTTGACGACCGCCACGACGCCACCGCGCAGCGTGATGCGAACCTCGAGCTCGTTCTCGCCGAGCTCACCTGGTGTCGGGTCGACGAGCACCTGGATCGGGTTCGTCGCTTCCATCGGGTCGCCGTCGTGCAGGCGTCCCAGGTTCCCGCGGTTCTTCTCAGACATGGTGCTTCTCCTTGAAGGGGTCCGCGGCGATCAGGTCGCACCCGCAATCGGGGCACACCTCTCCGACCCGCGCCTGGATCCCGCAGCGTGGGCAGTGCCCGGTCATCTTCTGGCCGGCGAACTTGCCCTTGATGTTGGTGGAGTAGTAGCGCCCGATCGATGGTGCGTTCTTCAGGTCGAGCGCCTGGTCGGCGGTGACGCCGGCGTAGTGGTAGATCACGCCGCTGGCGAACTCAATGGCGAGCACGTGCTTGTCGTCGTCGTAGCCGACGGCGGCAATGTTACTGCTCGAGACGGGGAACGTGGGAATGCGATAGACGCCGTCGTCGGCCATGGGGATCTCCTGCTGCCAGGCTAATCCCCACGACCGTTGTTGTCAAGAACTACGCCGGCCGCACCGACTCGAGACGCTCGCGGAGCTCGGCGAACTCTTCACGCACTTCCTGCTGCAGCGCCAGGTCGTGGTCGTGTCGCTGCTGCTGCAGGCTGACACGCGGTGTCTGGCGCACCTCAAACCCGATCGACCGGCGGCGGTCGTCACTCCTCTCGCGCACCGCCAGGGGTTGCACAACCGTAGCCTCTCTGGTTCCGAAAAGACGCATCATGCTCCGGAGCCCTTCAAACCACATGCCGCTTCGCGATTTCAACCGTCGCGTCCACCGAGTGCCTGACCAAGGCGCGCCCCTCGAGCACGAGCTCTCGCCAGCCTTCGGCGCGTGCTTCTGAGGCGTCCAGTTGCGTTCGAAAATCTCCCCTGGCTGTCTCGAGTTGGGTGCGGAACGAAGCCCTGGCTTCGTCCAGCTGTGACCGGAAGTCGGCCCGGAGCTCCTCGAGTTGCTTGACATAGGTCTGTTTACAGTCCTCGAGTTGGTAAAACCAGCACCACACTTTCTGCCGGCCGGCGACGAGCGCGAAGAGCGCTACGCCTCCATAGACTGCGTCCTTGACGGTGAAGGTCCCCCAGTCCACCCTACTGACCCTCGCGCACTTTCCATGACTCCCACGGGCCCGCCTTCTCCGCGGCCGGCCGCGAGGTGAGCGAGAACGGCACGTGGTCCCTCGTCGGGCCGCCGGCCTCCGCGCAGAGCAGCTTGCCCTGGCGGTCATGCTCCGGGTCGCCCCACGACTCCAGGCCGATCGTGTCGCCCTTCTTGACCGCGGCCGCCTCGAGCTCGGCCAGCCGCTTCTCGAGCTCCTCGACGCGCGCCACCAGGGCTGGGTCGGTGCCGCCCCCACCACCGTCGCCGCCGTCGCCACCACCAGATTCGCCGCCCTCGCAGGGCCGCGCTTCATAGGGTCCGCCCCCCTTGTCGATCCAGGCCCAGACAAACGAGCCCGGCGTGGGGCCGTTGGCGATCACCTGGATCTCGTGGGTATACCAGGCATTGCCGTCGACCACGACGGGCGAGCTCGCCGGCAACCAGATCCGACCGCGGGGGTCGAGCGTGCCGCTCGAGCACATGCACGTGAACCCGTAGAACGGCGCGCCCGGTGGTTGGATTTCGCCGGGCCGCGGGTTGACGCCCATGCCCTGGTCGATCAGCCCCCGGAGCACTTGCTTGTAGTCGTCCGCCGGCGACCCCTCTGGCCGCTTGATCATGTCGGCGAAGAAGTAGGCCTGGGGATCCGCGAGTCGTCCGTTCACGCAGCCTGTGCTCATATCAGCGTCCGTTCTTCGGTGGTGGGCCGGAGACGACGGCCCAGGGGTTATCCGTCTCGCCTTCCATCAGCGCCATGGTCCCGAGGATCGATCGCATCACCTGGCCGCTCGGCAGGTGCGTGAGTGCGCCGAGCACCTCCGCGGTGGCGCGCACCGCCGGCACGTCCACCTCCCCCTGCGACCATTGTGTGCCGGCTCTCGAGAGCGAAGCGAAGAACCGCGCGCCGGCCGGGCCCTCGTAGCCCTGCGTGCCCTGGAACACCGACGACACCTCGCGCACGCCGAGCATGATCCCCGACAGGTAGCTCAGGTTCTCGACAGCCAGGTGCTTCGCCAGCTGCTCCGGCTCGTCGTCGTCGTCGTGCGTGCGGCGCAGCAGCTGCCGCATGAAGTAGCCGACCGTCGCCGGCACCACGAACAGCACCAGGTAGTCGGCCATGGCGCGCGCGATCGCGGCGGGGTCGCCTTCCTTCTGCGTGCGCCGCTTCGTCTCCGCGGCCTGGTTGTAGAGCACGTTGAAGAACGAGTAGAAGTTGGTCCACAGCTTCAGCATGGGCCCGCCGCGCTGAATGCCGGCGAGGTCTTTGATCTGCCCACCACCCTGGCTGTCGAGCACCGCCTGGTCGGCGAGCTCCACGGCGCGGTCCTCCGACACGCCGGCGTCCATCTGCTTCTGATACATGCCGAGCCAGGTCGGTATATCAGCGATTGTCTGCGCGAAGGCGATCATGGAGAAGTAGCTGTCGGCGATCGCGTGCCGGGTCACCGGACTCTGCACGTCGTCGAGCACCTGGTCGACCCAGCCGGTGACGCGCCCCGAGCCCATGCCGAGGGAGTTGCGGATCTCGTTGATCTCGCGCTGCTGCGTCAGGCCGCGCGTCTTCATAAACTCCGAGCGCTCGCGCACCCAGCGCACCGTCTCCACCATCGTCGCCGGATTGCGGAGCCAGCGACCCACGCCATGCGCGACCCAGCCCAGGCCGATGCGGTGGGCCGAGTTGAACAGGCCGAGCGGCTGCAGCAGCGACGTCGTGAAATTCCACCCGAGGCCGACGACCGTCGAGCCGATGCGAATGTGATTGATGGCGCGCTCGAAGCCGCCCTGCGCCGGCACGTCGCCGAAGGCCACGTCGCGGATCGTGTTGCGGATCTGCTTGTAGAGCACGTCGCCGTGGTGCGCGATGATCGCCTGCGCCACCTCCGGGTGGCCGAGGATCCGGCTGACGTCGACGAGCGCCTCGTGGTGCGTCAGGTCGTGAATGACCTGGCCGACGTGTTCGAAGATCACGCCGAAGTCGTGGCGCACCGGCAAGCTGGTGATCTCGACGCGCCCCTTGGTGTGCCCGCGCTGCGTCGTCGCCTGCGTGTAGGCCGCGCTCTTCGCGAGCTCCGCCGTCGACAGGTCCAGCTGCTGGATCGCTTTCGCGTTCAGGCGGTCGTCATACTTCAGCGGGAAGTAGCCGCCGCGCTGCACGCCGTTGGGTGTCGACCAGGCGACCGCCGCGACCTTCTCCGGCGCGAGCCCGGTGACCCGCTTCTGCTTCGCGGCGATCTGCTCCCAGTAGCTGTTGATGTGATCGACCACGCCCTGGACAAAGGCGAGCTCCTTGCGCGAGAGCGTCTCGACGATCGCCTGCAGCTGGTCCTCGCTCCAGCCCTCGGCGCGCATCATCCGCTCGCGGTTCCCGTCGCTGCCGTAGTTCATTGCCACGATCAGCCGCTGCATCAGCGAGAGCTCCTGCTCGATCGCCGGCACGTTGGTCTTCTCGTAGAGACGACTCTTCTGCGCGCCAGGGAAGGCGTGCTCGACGAGCTCGCCGAGCACGCGCGTGGCCTCGGCGTTCATGCTCGCCTCGCGCGCGCCGGCCTGGTTGAGCGGCAGCATGATCGCTTCCCACATCGGGCCGCCATCTTCCCAGCCGTCGAACTCGCGCAGGATGTTGGACAGCTTGCGGTGGCTCGCGAAGAAGTCCGCGATCAGCCGGCGCTGCTCCTCCTCGGGTCGGCGATCGCGCTCGCCCGCCCGCGGCGCTTTGCCGGCGTTCTCCTGGATCGACTCGACCAGGCGCGCCACCAGCTTCTGCAGGTCGCGGGCCTTCTTGTTCTTCAGCAGCTTGTTCTTCACCCGCGACAGGTGGACGATCTGCTGCAGTCCGTCGGTGACGTCGACGAGCTCCTGGTAGGTGAGCTCCGCGTAGTTGGCGCGCAGCGCTTCGTTGAGCAGCGCCTCGGGCAGGTCCGCCGGCAGGCCCTGCGACTGCAGCCCCTCGACCCAGTTGATCAGAGACGCGCGCCGCTTGCGCTCGGACCCGGTGATCGGCGTGAACTCGAAGCGCTCGAGGATCGCCTCGACCTGCTCCAGGTAACTGCCGCCAGCCTTGCCCAGGCGCTCGCGCGCCGCGGTCTTCGACAGCGCACGCGCCCGCTTCACTCGCGCCTCGACGTCGCGCTTGATCTTCGTCGCCTCGCGGAAGAGCGCCAGGTTCAGGAGCTCCTGGTGCTTCGCTGCGATCGCGCCCTCGAGGTCTTGCCGGGCGGCCTTCTCCGCAGCCACCTGCGAGCTCTTGCGCGCGGCGGACCAGAACACCTGGGGGTTGACGTTGCGGACCACCGTGCCGGCGAGGCGTGCCTGGGCGGCCAGGCGGAACGTGTCGTCGTCGGGGATCGCGCCGCGCATGCGCTTGGCCGCGCCACGGATCGACGCCTTCAGCGCCGAGAGCTCCTTGCGGATCTCGTCGATCACCTCCTGCGCTTTGCCGGCGGCGATCGCGGCCTTCAGCTTGGCCTCGGCTTCGAACCACCGGCGCTCGTAGTCGCGCTCCTTCCGCTCCTGCGCGAGGGCCTCGCGGCCGGCCTGCTCGGCGACTCGCACGTGCGGCCGCGCCAGGCGCTGCCGGTGGTGGAGCGCGGCGAGCTCCGCCTTGATCACCCGCTCGCGGGCCTCGCCGCCCATGGCTTCCTGGGCCGCCTCGAGCAGCTGCGCGCGGTCCTGCATCAGCGACGGATACTCCGCGGCCATGCGGCGCTTCGTCTCCTCGAGCACCACCTGGCGGCGCGGCGGCGCGTCGGTGATCGCCTGCAGGAGCTCGTCGCCGGAGCGGAAGCCGTAGCGCTCGGCGATCGCGTCCGGGTCGACGCCTCCGCCCTCCTTCGCGAGCACGCCGCGGGGAGCCGCCTTCAGCCGCTCGATCCCGTAGCGCGCGGTGACGATCGTGCGCGACAGCTTGATCGGCTCGTCGACGTTGGCGACCGCGGTGCCGTCCGGCTCGGTGCCCTTCTGCATCAACGCCAGGGCGCGGTAGACCGGTCGCTGGTTCACCTCGCGCGACACCTGCTCGAGCACCTCGGCCTGCTTCGCTTTGTAGGCCCTGGTCTGCTCGCGCTTGAGCTCCGCCATGAGGCGCTGCTCGAGGCGCTCGCGCTCCTCCAGGCCGGCGTCGAGCACGAGCGCCTGGTAGGGCATGAACTCCGCATCGGACATGCCGGCGGCCGCGGCATCGGTGTAGAGCGGCACCAGGTTGCCGATCGCCTTCACCTCCGCGATCGCCTCTTCCGTCGCGAGCATGCGATCGAACACTGCGCGCACGTCGTCGTTGATCGTGACGTTCAGGTCGCGCGCCGATTTGTAGATATCGAGGAGCCAGAGCTTGAACGAGTGGAACACCGCGCGCAGGCCCAGGCTCGGCGCGGTGCCCTCGCGCATGTAGAGCTCGAAGCCTCGCGCGAACTGCTCGTGCTGGTAGCGCGTCATCCGGCCGCCCGGCTGCGCGGTCGCGTCCGGAGCCCACTGCCGGATCGTCTCCAGGTCGGCGGCGATCTCCGGGCTGTCGGCGGCCAGGTCCTCCATGATGCGGAGGAACATATGCGCGCCCTCGTGCACGATCGTCGACTCGTCCCAGCGACCGTCGAACAGCGTGATCGTCATCTGCCCGCTGTCCTTCGCGATCCGCAGTG